GCGCGTCCTTGCATGTCTGCGAAAAGACTGCACCATCAGACCCCGGGATCAAACACTAAGACGAACAACACGATGTGGACGCCGGCCACCTGCCGACGGCCCGGCCGAAGGTGTCGGCCGTCAAGACGGCTTGTGACCTGATCCTCGACACTCTCGCCGAGCGCGGCCCGCTGTCGCCGCGGGACATCGCCAGCGCGACCGGGCGCACGGTGACGGCGACCAACAAGAGCATCAGCACCTTGTACGCCGCGGGCAAGATCGTGAAGCCCGACGGCAGGGTCGGCACGTCGAGCCCGTGGGCGCTGCCCGGCACGACGACGGCGCCGGTGGCCGCCCCGCGGCTCGCGGACCTGCGGCCGAACCCGGACCTCGACGCCCTGTTCGACCCCCAGCCCCCGCCGCCGCCGGGAAAAGCCTCGGCCTTCGCCCCGGAGCGGACGGCGGCGGAGGCGAGATCGATGAGCCAGCAGGTGTTGCGGCTGCTGGCGTCGGGGCCGCAACGGTTCCGGGACATGAAGCGGGTGCTGAGGACGAGCGACAGCACGCTCGGGACGGCGCTGCGGCGGCTGGCGGACCGGAACCTGATCCGCAAGCAGACGCCGGACGACCAGTCGAGCCCGTGGGAATCGACGCCACAGGCGGCCGCCGTCGGGTGAAGCGCCCGCCGCTGACGGAGGATCAGCGGGCACTCGTCGCGGAGAACACCGGGTTGGCGAAGGCCGTGGCGAACAAGTGGGCGAAGTACGCGAACGACTGGACCGACCCCGACGACCTGGTCAGCGAGGCGCTGGCCGGCCTCTGTCGGGCCGCACAGACATGGGACCCCGCGAAGGGGGCGAAGTTCTCGACCTACGGCTGGTGCTGGGCCGAGCAGAACGTCCGGCGGTTCCTCAACGAGGAGCGAGGCCGCGGGGTGAACATCCCCGAGCACCGGCGCGACGTGCAGATCGGTGTGGCGGGGTTCGGGTCGATGGGCGACGAGGCCGGCGACTTCGCCGGCCTCATCCCCGACCGCGGGCCGGACCCGCGGGAGGCGCCACCAGCCGAAGCGACGGTGTGGGATGCGGTCGAGTGGATGCTCGACGACGAGCGACAGCGAAAAGTTCTGCGGGCGAGGTTCGTGGATGGCCGAAAACTGGACGACATCGCCGCCGAGTTGGGCGTGAGCAAGGAGCGAATTCGGCAGATCGAGGTGAAGGCGCTGGCCGAGCTGTCGGCCGAGAAGGAACTGCTGGCGGAGTTGCTGGCGGGATGAGTCCGCCCCTGCGTTGGGGGCGGAGAGGAACCGCGGCGGGGTGATGGGAACCGGCCTGAGAAACTGACCCCACACCACCCCGCCGCTGACACCACTACCGAGGTATCGCGTGACGAAGACCATTCTGGCACGGAAGCGGACGATGGCGAAGCAGCCGAAGAAGCTGCAGGCTGCGGTGGCACCCGCCCAGGCAGCGGCTGCCCTCCACCTCCCGGCTGACCTGATGATGGCCGCCTACCGCGACATGATGCGGGCCGTGCGGTCGTGGGTGAGGCTCACCCACCCCGACGACCTCCCCAGGGACGACATCGACCGCGACAACGACCTCTACCACGAGACGGTGACCATGCTGAGCGTCACGGCGTGGTCGCAGGCGGGCGGCGGCCACGACCTGATCCACTTCCACCTGGAGCCCGGCGACGACCAGCGGCACGCCGACTTCAGCAGCCTCATGCGGGACACGCCCGAGCACTGCGTGTTCTGCCACGGGGACCGGCTGGCGGGAGGGGGCCGGCCGTGACCGCCGACCAGGCCCGCGCCCTCACCCGCAAGGCGGTCAAGGCCGCCGCCGACGCCCAACTGGTCGAGGCCAACCTCGACCGGTGGTTCGGCGGCATCCGGGCGGCCGCGCAGAAGGGCGCGAGCTTCTTCCTGTTCGAGGTGACGCCCGGCGCTGCCCTCGACGAGTGCTGCCGGCAGATGCAGGAGGCCGGCTTCGTGGTCGGCGAGATCAGCCCCGGGCCGTCGGGCACGGTCTTGGTCGAGACCTCGTGGTGATAGTGCCTGACCCCAAACCCAACGGAGCCGACCGTGAAGACCGCCGACCCGCCGTTCCTGCTGATGCTCAACCTGCACCCGGCCGAGAGCAACGCCGACATCCTCGACCGGATGCGACTGGCGAAGGACGCCCGGGAGCGGGGCACCGCCACCAACATCGTCTGCGTCATCGACACGTTCGACGACGACCCGCGGGAGATCGAGGACATCCCCGAGGCCCGCGCCTTCGTCCGCCGACTCGTGGCCCTCGGGTTCCCGGCCTACCTCGACCTGATCCCGTCGGCCGACCCGCGGCTCAACGGGGCGCTCGGGGCCGCCGAACTGATCTGCATGGCCGCGGGCAAGTTCCCGCTCCCGGCGGGTGCGGTCGGCCCGGCGATGGTGGACGAACTCAACGCCGGCATCGCCAACGCCCGGCGGATCGCCACCGCCGCCCTCGGCCCCCTGGTGGACCGGCGCGGGCGGTAGGATGCAGAACCCCGCGCCGCCCCCTGGACCGGCCGCTACAAGGCCCACCGGAAGTACGCCCGGTGGGTCGTCGTCGGCACCGTGCCGACGCACCGCGAGGCCGTCAACCTCATCGGCTCGTTGTCGAACGGGGACTGGTGGCCGAGCGACCGACCGACTCAACCCGAGACGGAGGCCGACGCCCGTGAAGATTTACCTCGCCGGTAAGGTCCGCAAGAACTGTTGGCGGCACGACGTGGTGCCCGCCCTCCGAGGGGCCATCCAGCCCCCGGGGAACGGGGACTGCCGCGCCGGCGCCGGACACGACGGCGTCATCGCCCTGCCGCCGGGGTTCACGTTCCCGGTCATGCCGAACGCAATCTTCGGCGCGCACGACTACGTCGGCCCGTTCTTCGTCAGCGACGACCACGGGTGCTTCCACGGCCAGGACACGCACGGCATGGCCTGCACGGAGGCGCGTGAATTGGTCGGCGTCTGCCTCGCCGCGGTGATGCGGGCCGACCTGGTGTTCGCGTGGGTGGACGCCCTCGACTGCTACGGCACCGTCACCGAGCTCGGGTTCGCCCGCGGGCACGGGAAGGAGATCGTGGTCGCCGGCCCCGAGCGGTATCGGGACATGTGGTTCCTGTACGCGATGGCGGACCGGACGAACTTCAGGGGCACCGACCCGGCCGTCGCCCTCCGTCACGCCATTGACACCGCCGGCCGACGGGAGGTCGATTCGCGGCCGGCCGGCCGCTTCGACGACTGACCGACTCGACCGTCCCCCACACCATGAACGCCACCGACGGACCCCGCTGATGCCGACCGACCTCGCCGACCCGCCCGCCGTCCCCGGGGCCGACACCGCCGCCGGTACGGCGTGGCGAACCGCCGCCCCCGAACTCGTCCTGTGGGCGCTGTCGCGGTTGTTCAACCGCGACGACCGCTTCGGCGCCTACGGCTCGAACGGGCCGTACACCGCCCCGGGTAAGACCTCGGGCGGGGCACGCCCCGGCGTCGTCAACGAGGCGTTGCTCCGGCGCCACTTCACCGCGACCGGTCGCCACGGCGTGATCGGCGCTCACACCCTCTGCCCCCGGGCCGACGCGACGCCGAGCGTTGGGGGGTGGGCGGCGGCCGAGTGGGACACCCGCGGCGCCTACGCCCTCCACCCCGAGGGGGATTTCCGCTCCCGGCTCACCGACTGGATTCGGTCCGAGTTCGTCCGCCTGTGCCTCTGGCAGCTCAAGAAGTGGCACGAGGAGGAGGGGGCGGAGAAGGACAAGCCCAAGACGCACAAGGTCACGACGCAGCTCGTGACGAACGTGATTCAGGCGCTGCGCGGCATGACCGTGTTGTCGTCGTTGACGGAGGCGCCGGCGTGGATCGACGGGGGGACCGGCCCCGACCCCGCCCGGCTGCTCGCCATGCCGAACGGGATCCTCGACCTCGACGCCGCGGCGGCCGCCGACCCTGATTGCCTCCTGCCGCGCGACCACCGGTTCTTCACCACGATCGCCGCCCCCTTCCCCTACAACCCGAACGCCCCCAAGCCGGTCCACTGGCTGAAGTTCCTGAACGACATCTGGGGCCACGACCCGGAGTCGATCCTCTGCCTTCAGGAGTGGTTCGGCTACGTGCTAACGACGGACACGTCGCGGCAGAAGATTCTCTTCGTCATCGGCCCCACCCGCGGCGGCAAGGGCACCATCGCCAAGGTGCTGACCGCGATCACCGGCGCCGCGAACGTGGTGACGCCGACGCTGGGGTCGCTGGCCGGCCCGTTCGGGTTGGAGCCGCTACTGAACAAGACGCTCGCCATCATCTCCGACGCCCGCCTCAGCGGCCACCACGACGCCAGCAGCATCACCGAGACGCTGTTGAGCATTTCGGGCGAGGACGACCAGACCGTGAACCGCAAGCACAAGCCCGCCGTCGTGGGCCGCCTCCCGGCCCGGTTCGTCCTGTTCTCGAACCTCCTGCCGCGGCTGGTGGACACGTCCGGCGCGTTCGCCAACCGCCTCAGCATCCTGCGGCTCACCAAGACGTTCAAGCACAAGGTAGACCGCGGCCTCTTCGGCCGCCTCCGCACCGAGCTCCCGGGCATCCTGCTGTGGGCCATCGCCGGCCTCGACCGCCTGCGCCAGCACGGGGAGTTCACCCAGCCCGCGAGCGCCCGGCCGCTGACGGACCAGATGCGGACGCTGTCGTCGCGGACGGGGGCGTTTGTCGAGGAGCGGTGCATCGTCGGCGGGCCGGAGCTGAAGGTGATGAAGGCCGAGTTGTACGCCGAGTGGTGCTCCTACTGCACGAGCCACGGGGTGAAGGAACCCGGCACCGAGGAGACGTTCGGCCGCGACCTCTTTTCGACCGTGGAGAACCTCAGCACGACGCGGTTCCGGGTCAACGGCGAGCTCCGCTGGCACTACACCGGCATCCGCATTCGGACCAGTTCCGACCCGATCCCGGACGACCCGGACGCTCCAGCCGAGGACGAGCTGGAGGGCACGACGGTCCCGTCCGGCCGCCGCTACACCGACCCCGAGGACCGCCCGCGCCAGCCCACTCGCCCCGCCAGCGCCGAACGGTACGCCGATCACGACTTCCCCCTGAACCCCGCCTGACGGCGAGATCACCGGCCCCTTGCCCCGTCCCCTACCCGCCTCACGGCGGGTTTTTTTGTTCCATGCAGTCGCGTTTGCCGCATGGAACAACTCGCCTTTCGCATGGAACACTTCGCCCTCATCATGCCCCTTTACCCCACGTGGCGCACTGCGGATCGCATGGAACACCCGGAACATAGGGACATGACGTTTGAATGTTCCACGCCCGTGCTAGGCAAAGCTCGATGATCGTGGACGCCGCAAACCCTTGCGGCGCAACCCAAACATGCCGCTGTTCCGGGTGTTCCATGCTTATTCCTCTTATGGGGTGGGATGAGAGAGAATGAACAAGAGAGGGGGAGAGAGGAGGAAGTACAGCGCGCATAGGTAAATAAGGGGCGCCGAATCATGGAACACCCGGAACACTCGCCACCCCTTGCCTCACCGGGATCGCTGCTATGATGGAGTGACCCCGCGTTGTCACTCACCCGCGTACCCGGCTCCGGCCGGAGGTACTGACATGGCCGAACCGAACACCGAGCCCGCGCCGCCCTTCGACATCCCGACCCTCACCAGGCACGTCTGCGGCGCGGCGGTCATCAGCTCGAAGCACGAACCGGTCGGCCGTGTCGCCACGGTCTCATGGAGTTCACAAGCCGGCTTCGTCCTTCACCTCGAAGGCGAGCCCCGGCACACCAGCACCGGGCCGAACTCCGGACCCGGTCAGGCGCTGCGGACCTGATTTCCCTGGCCCGACGCTCTAGCCGTGTCTGTACTTTCTCGGGTCCTTCCAGACCACCCCCGCCCCCTAATAGGGCACACCGAACAGTCCGGGGCACATAGAAACTAACGCCCGCCCGAAGTTGCACCCCCGACGAGGATCGGCGACATGGCCCGCCCGGTGAAGTTCAACGCCGCTCCGAAGCCCGCCAGTGCGGGCGCGCGTACCTCGTTCGCCGGCGTGAAGGCGCGGGTGAAGGCCGCCCGCGGCGGACCCCGCGGGGGGAAGGCCCGGGGCGGGACGCCGAACAGCGGCGGGGGCGGCGGGTACACCCCGAGCAACGACCCCATCCCGGACTGAGGTGCGGCCGTGGCGAGCAGCAAACGAGCGAGTCGCAGGCGTCGTGGTGCAGTTGACCGGGCGCGGCGTCGGTGGTTCCGCCAGCGGGCGCCGTTGCTGGGGCGGACCTTCGGGGAAGGCTGGGACCAGAAGTGAGGTTCACCGCCGCGACACTGCCGTTCGGTGGGAAGGTGGTGTTCGGCCGGGCCGCGGTCGCCGAGGGGGCGCCGGCCGGTCACCCGGCCGGGCTGCGGGGGAAGGCGGCGGCGCGACACGCCCGGGAGGTGAAGCTCGCCGCGGACCTGTGCCCCGTCCTGCCCGAACCCGGGGAACACGTCCACTGCCTGATGACGGGGTTCTTCGGCCTCGCCCCGGTGATCGCCGACGTGGCCGCCCGGACCAACCCCCGCGCCGTACGGATCGCAACCCTGTGCTGGTCGGCGCGGAACGTGATCGACCTGGCCGGGATGATGGAGCGCCGCCACGCGGTCGGCGACCCGCTGACGCTGACGCTGGTGGTGTCCGACTTCTTCCGGCAGCACAACAAGGACCTGGTCGAGCACACCCGCGCCCAACTCGCGCCGTTCGGTGGGGTGCGGATCGTGCCGTGCCGGTCGCACGCGAAGGTGACGACGTTTGACCTCGGCCCCGGGGACGGGTTGACGTTCGAGGGGTCGGCGAACCTGCGGACGAACCGGAACGTCGAACAGCTCACCATCATCCGCGACCGTGTCACCCACGACTGGCACGCCGCCTGGATCGACCGCTTGGCTGGAGCCGCCGCATGAGCGCCGACACTGTCGAACGACTCGCGGCCTTCCGCCAGGCCCATGCCGGCGCGAAGTTCGAGACCCACAACGGGGCGTGGTACGCTTACAACCCGGTGACCCGGTCCCTGGTGGGAGCCCTGTACCCGAACGGCCAGGCGGTGAAGTACACCCCCTCGGCCGCCTTCCTCGCAATGGTGACGACATGACACCGCGAGACGCCTTCATCGACCGCGTCCTCTCCCCGCTAGGCGAAGAGTGGGTGCGGGAGCACATGGACGGGAAGCCGGTCCTTGACCAGAACGGCAGAACCGTCGGCAAGCTCGAGTTCACCGGTGCGACGCCGTGCGGGGACGGCGTGTCGCTGGGCTTCACGATCCGCCCAGCCGCCGCCGAGCCCCCGGCCCTCGACCTGTCGGCCTACGGGGGGTCGGTCGAGGGAGCCGCGGCGGCCGGCCGGAGGATCCTTGCCGACAGGCAGCGCGCGGCTTTCGGGCCGTGCGTCGGCATCGTCAATTCCGTCGTGACGGGGCCGGACGGCGTCCCCGTCGTCAGCGGCCGCCTCACCGACGAGGCGGTGAACCTGGTCGGCGACCTGCTGCGGGACTCGAACCCGTGGCGCGACCGGTTCGACGTGATCGCCAGCCCGATCGGTTACACCAACACGGGCGGCGGGACGACGATCCCGGCGGACCTGACCGTCGCCGACCTGGTCGCCACGATGCAGCAACTGGCCCCGCCCGAGCCCGAGCAGGTCATCATCACCCCATCGCTCGACGAGCTCCGGGCCGTCGTGCCGTTCGAGGCACCCAACGCCATCCAGCGCCGCAGCCCGACCGACTTCCGCACCACCGACGGCGTCCGCGTCGTGGTGACGAAGCTGGCGGACCGCCCGCGGCTGGTGCCGGCGTCGTGGGTGGATCGGTTGGTGCCGTCGCCGATGGCCGCCGTGTTCGACGAGTTCGCCGCGTTGCAAGGGTACAGGTATCGGCTAATGCAGGACGCCGCAGCGAACGCCACCCGACCGGTCAAGCCGCCCCTCGGCGTCATGCCGGCGCACCTGTGGCGGGAAGATCACCCGCAGCCGACCGTTGACGACCGGTGCGACCGCGTCGTGGCGATGCGGGCCGCGAGCCGCCGGTACGTCGAGGCCGGGCGGGAACCGCTGCCCGAATGGGCTACCGAGATCGAGGAACACGCCGCCGCGTTGCAGTCGGGGTTCGTGGACGGGGTCGAGACGTTCCTCGACCAGCTCGACGCCCTGGCCGACAGCCCCGAGCCGATCGTGGTGGTGGAGGGGCCGCCCGATGCCGCCCCGACCCCGTAAGCCCACGAAGAAGCCCGCCGCCAAGAAGCCGGCCGGCAAGAAGAAACACACCCCGCCGCCGCCCTCCGCCGTCACCCCCGAGCGGGTCGAGATGGTGCTGAGGGTCCGGCTGGACGGGGCGCAGTTCCACGACGTGCGCGGGTTCGCCAACGACACCGACGCGGACGGCAAGGCCGACGCGGCGCGGGGCGGTCCGGCGTGGAACGTCACCGACGACGACGTTTGGCAGTTGATCGACCGGGCCGACGCGCTCACCGTCAGCCGGGCCGAGCAGAACCGGGCGCGGGCCTACGCCATGGCCGTCGCCCGGCGGGAGGCGTTGTACGCCCGCGCCCTCAGCGCGGGTGACTACAGCGCCGCCCTGGCGTGCCTCCGCGACATCGCCCAGCTTCAGGGGACGTACCCGAAGGTGGCCGAGCTGGTGAAGGTCATCAAGGAGCAGGCCGCCACCCTGACGGAGCTGGAAGCCGACCGTGACCGACCTCGACTCACTGACGGCAACGGCGAGGAAGCAGGCGCAGAAGGCCCGCCCGGCGAAGCCGTCGCCGGCGGCGAAGCGGAAGGCGACGAAGCCGGCGGGTGAGGCCGAGCGGAACCGCCTGACCGCCCGCGCGCGGGAGCGTCAGGCCGACGTGAAGGAGATCGGCCCGCTGCCGCCGGTCGCCGACCCGGCCCGCCGCGAACGCTGCCGCACCTCCCTGAAGTCATTCTTCACCACCTACCTCGCGGCCCGGTTCCCCCTCCCGTTCTCGCGGGACCACGACAAGGTCATCCGCAAGCTCGAGCGCTGCATCACGAAGGGGGGTCAGTTCGCCAACGCCATGCCCCGCGGGTCGGGTAAGACGACGATGGTGGAGGCCGCGATCGTCTGGGCCATCGTCTACGGTCACCGCAAGTTCGTCGTCACGCTGGCCGCGACCGGCGACCTGGCCGACGAACTGGTGCAGTCGGTCAAGGACGAGCTCGAAACCAACGACCTGCTGCTCGCCGACTTCCCCGAGGTGTGCCACCCCATCCGCCGCCTCGAAGGGATCGCCCAGCGCGGGAAGGGCCAGACCCTCGACGGCGAGCGGACCCGCGTCGGGTGGGGGGCGGGCGAGTTCCGCCTCGCCTACATCCCGGGCGCCGCGTCGTCCGGGGCCGTCGTCGAGGGGCGCGGCCTCGACGGCGCCATCCGCGGCCGCAAGAAGTCCGTCCCCGGCGGCCGGCAGATGCGGCCGGACCTGCTCGTCCTCGACGACCCCCAGACCGACCTGTCCGCCCGGATGCTCGGCCAGACCGAGGCCCGGGAGCGGCTGATCGAGGGGGCCGTTCTCGGCATGGCCGGCCCCGGCAAGACGGTCGCCGCCGTCATGCCCTGTACCGTCATCTGCCCCGACGACCTCAGCACCCGCGTGCTGCGGAAGCCGCAGTGGAACGGCGAACGGACGCAGCTCGTGGACAAGATGCCCACGAACCTCGACTGGTGGAAGGGGGAGTACGCCGAGGCCCGCCGCGAGTCGATGACGCGGTTCGGGGACGGCCGGTTGGCCGACGCGCTGTACGAGCGGAAGCGGGCGTTCGCCGACGCCGGGGCCGACATCCCCTGGGCCGAGCGGTTCGACGCCGAGACGTGCGCGAGCGCCCTGCAGGAGGCGATGAACTGGCTGATCGACCGGCCGGCGTCGTTCTGGGCGGAGGCGCAGAACGAGCCGATGAGCCTGAACCCGGAGGGGGAGGCGCTGGCCCTCTCCCCGACGCTGCTGGCGAAGCGGCTGACGGGCGTGCCCCGCGGGGTGGTGCCGCGCGGGTGCGGCCGCCTCACCGCCGGCGTGGACGTGTCGGAGTTCCTGATCTGGTGGGTGGTGACCGCGTGGGACGACGGGTTCGGCGGGTCGGTAATCGATTACGGATGCTGGCCGCCGCAGGGCCGGACCTACTTCCGCCAGGAGGAGGCCGCCCCGTCCCTCCGCGGCCGGTTCCCCGACCAGCCCGTCGAGGCGGCCGTCTACTCCGCCGTCAAGGCGACGCTCGCCGAGGTGATGGGCCGCGTGTTCCCGACCGAGGAGGGCGCCGACGGGATGCAGGTCGAGCGGTGCCTCGTCGATTCGAGCGACCAGACCGCGACGGTGTACGACGCGATCCGCGCGAGCGGGCACAAGGGCGCCGTCTGGCCGTCGAAGGGGTTCGGGTCGAACGCATCCCGCACGCCCGTGGGCGAGTGGCCCGAGAAGCCCGGGGACCGCCGCCGCGGTCAGGATTGGGTCTACGGCCCGACCGCCGGCGCCGCCCCGCGGCTGCTGCTGAAGTTCGGCGCGAACGAGTGGAAGTCATTCCTTGCCGACCGGTTCCGCACGCCCGAGGCCGCCGCCGCCGCGCTCCGCCTGTTCGGGGACGACGAGTTCGTTCACCAGCTGTTCGCCGACCACTGCGCGGCCGAGACGCCGGACCGCCAGCGGTCCGAGACGACGGGCCGGGTGGCGACCGTCTGGACGCAGCGGCCCGGCCGGCAGAACCACCTGTTCGACTGCGCCGTGCTGTCGGCCGTCGCCGCCTCGATCGCCGGCGTGCGCTGGTCGGCCCGCGCCGCGGCGGGTGACCCGAAGCCGGCCCGCGCCCGCCGGTGGGTGGACATCGACGAGTTGAACCGCGCCGCCGGCCCCGGGGTGAACTGATGGCCCGCCCCCGGTGGATGAAGTGTGACGGCCGCGTCTGCGGCGGCTACCGCCTCTTCGAGATCGTCAAGGCCGCGCAGCCGGACGGCCGGCTGACGCGGGTGGCGACGTGCAGCGCGTGCTGCGAAGAGAAGCCGTTCGGGATCTGCTGCCCGGAGTGCGGGGACGTGCGGTTCAGGACTGTCACGACCCGCCAGCGGGCCGGCGGCATCACCGTCCGGTTCAAGCGGTGTCACCACTGCGGCCACAGCATCAGGACGAAGGAAGTCGTCGAGAGCTACAGCACATGACCCCACCCGCCCGGTCACGGAGCCGTGTTTGTGTGCAATGGCCTTCATAACGCACCCTGTTAGCCAACCAGCCCGGTCTGAAGTGCGTCGTCGAGCCGGCGGCGGGCGTCCGCCGGGAGTATTGACTAGGGGCAATGTTCCGGCTACTGTCGTGGTCGTGCGGCCGTTGTTATGCAGACCAGGCTAGTGACGTAAGGCCGCGAGATGCAGACGTGCAGAAGTGATGGTTGAACTAACCCGCTTCTGGAGGACAGGTGACTCGCCGACCCCACAAAGCAAGTCCACCCAGCCGTACTTTATGCGACGCGGCTACCCAGCCGCGGCGGACACCGCATAGCCATCCACCGCGTCGCATAGTGTCTATGGCGTTCTGCCGCGGGTTGATCAAGTCGTTCGAGGTAACTCAATGAGTGACCCGCAAAACGCAACGTGCCCGAAGTGCAGTTCGTCCTCTGCGTGGAACGGGACGCGCTGCCAGCACTGCAACCCCGACAACCCCGACCCGCACCCGCCTGGCTCCGCGAGCCACCAGGCTGAGAAAACGATCCGCGTCTTGGTGGTCGAAGAAGCATCGGTGATGGCGTGGAGATCGAGGTTGAAGGAGTTCTCTAGGTACGACCCCAAAGGGTATGAGGCGGCCAACTACCTTCGCTGCCGGGACGCATGTGACACCTTCCCTGGCGAGGTGGTCGAATTTCACGTGTCGCCGACGACCCCCGTCGCCGACCTCATCCTCCGGTACGTCGGCGAACACCCCCGGACCTACAAGCGAGACGAGCTTCGAGCCGCCGCGACCGCCCCGGACGTGAGAGTACGCCCCTTTTGGCTGCCGAGGGAAACGCTCGCCGAGGAAGAACCACTCGACCTCGCGGTCCAATTGGCGGCCGGCGCGCCTTCCCTGGCGCTGGTCTGCCCGAAACCAGGCGAACGTCACCCAGGCCTGAAGTGGACGGGAACGGTTGGGGAAGCCGGATTCGACGACGGCGATGCCCTGTTGCTCCGGCGCACGTCGCCGGCCGACCTTCTCTCAACAGCGGCAAGCGTTATCGTTGAGCGAAGCACACTGCGTTGTGTGAGGACAGTTCGGGACGCCGCCCAATTCTTCAATCTTGTCCGAGACTCGGACCTGGGTGCCCCAAGTTCGGACGGGCGGGACTACGCCCGGTTCGGCCATCGGCAGAAGGTCATGCTGCTCTACACCGAAGACGACGTGCATGTCGCGTCATACGTCCGAACGCACTTTGACATGCTCGATAAGGCGTCAGGCGAACTCTGCGACGTGTTTTTCATCGAGGATCCAGATGCAGTCCGGTCGTCCGGATTCTGGAAGAACTTCCTCTCGCCGAGGTTCTACGCCGCGTGGAGAGTGCTGGGTTGGGCGCACTCCCACCCGTACAATAAGGAAGAAGTTTACACCATCGCTGGCCGGCTCGGCGTCCCGTTCGACGCGCTGCCTTGTGCGGCGGTCATAGCTCCGAACGGCCGGAGGGCCGCCGAAACGGTGCCTCTTGGGCAAACACTAACCTCTGACTTCCGACAACTCTTCGCCCGGTTCCAGACGACTGTGGCGTCGGTCCCACGGCAGGCACCGCGTCCGTTGGGATGGGCGTCGATCGGTCCGGGCGCGGGCCCACAAGCACCCGACCCAGAGCGGCCAGTGTGCTTCCTCAGCCACTCGTCGGCCGACAAAGTGATCGTCCGAGCAGTGGCGGTGGCGCTTCACAGTCTGGGGTTGGATACATGGTTCGACGAGCGGGAGATGATCGCCGGCGACTCGATCACGACGAAACTAGAGGACGGGCTGAAGGCGGCGACAGCGGTGGTGATATTCCTGTCGGCGAAGTCGCTCGCTTCCCCGTGGGTGAACGCCGAGATTCGCGCCGCGATGCACCAGCAGATCGTGGCGAAAAAGTACAGGGCCATTGTCCCCGTCCTGCTCGACCCGTGCGACGTCCCGCTGTTCCTTCACGACTACAAGCAGATCGGCCCGGAAGCCACCGCCGAACAGATTGCAGATGAAATCAAACGCGCGGTTCGGGTTGCTTGCTCGGAGAGAGTATGAGCGCCGAGCCAGGTGCTACAGCAGACGGCGGGGACACGGCGGCTTTCCCAGGGTCATAGCTCACTCGCCCCCCCCCGTCGCTGCTGAGCTTTTTGTTCTCCACTTCCAGACGCCTCCGGTAGGTGCGTCCGCACCTCCGAAAATCGGCCCCCCGTACTACCTGCTGGACCATTCCGCCCGCGACCCCCTCACGCCGCCTACCGCTTCCGCCCGCCCGAGCGTTTAGTGGGGTGTACCTGCAACACACCCGCGGAGCGCCACCGTGCCGACCCCGGACCTGGGCGCGGACATCGCCGAACAGGCCGTCGATCCGGTCGCGTCCGGGTCGGACGGCCAGACCGCCAGCGGCCGCCCGATCGGCGACATGATCGCCGCCGACAAGCACCTCGCGCAGAAGCGGGCCGGGCGCCGCCGGATGCGGGGTATCGCCATCACCCAGCTCATCACGCCGGGCACCCTCGACGACGGCGGGCGGGTCACCAGCTTCGACCAGCCGGGGGGCTACTACTGATGTTCGACTGGGTGCGTAACGCATGGAACCGTGTCGCCGGCGGCAGTGCCGACCGGGGCCGCGTCCGCGCCCGCTACGAGAACGCCCTCACGACGCCGGAGAACGCCCGGCACTGGACCGGCGCCGACTACCTCAGCGCCCGCGCCGCGAACGACGTGAACACCCGCCGCCGGCTCAAGACGCGGAGCCGGCACGAGACATCGAACAACCCTTACCTGTACGGGATCGTCGTCGGCAACGCCGACGACCTCGTCGGCACCGGCCCGACCGTCCAGGTGCAGACCGACAACGCGGGCTACAACCGCGAAGTCGAGCGGGTGTTCAACGAGTGGGCCGCCGAGGTGAACCTCGTCGAGAAGGTCCGCACGTGCAAGCTCGCGCGCACGATCGACGGCGAGGGGTTCCTCGTACTCAAGACGGCCGAGTCGCTGGACAGCCCGGTCAAGCTCTACCCGGTGGACATTGAGGCCGACCAGGTGACCGCGGGCACCGCCCCGGCCAACCTCTCGGACATGTGGATTGACGGGCTGGTGCTCGACAAGGTGACCGAACAGCCGACGCACTACCACGTCCTCGGCCGGCACCCGGGGGACTTCTTCCTCCCGGACTTCGGGAGCCTGAAGGCCACGAAGGTCGCCGCCCAGCACGTCATCCACTGGTTCCCGAAGATGCGGCCCGGCCAGGTCCGCGGCGTGCCCGTGTTCACGCCGTCGCTCGACCTGTTCACCGAGATGCGGGCGTTCCGCCGGGCCGTCGTCCGCGCGGCCGAAACCGCGGCCGACTTCAGCGTGCTGCTGGAACAGGAGCTGGGGGCCGCCTACGAGGGGGACGACGAGGACGGGACCGGGGCGCCGAACGACGGGCTGAAGCCGTTCAGCAAGACGCCGATCACCCGCAACATGTTCGTCGCACTCCCGCCCGGGTCGAAGATGAAGCAGATGCAGGCCGCCCACCCTGCGACGACCTACGAGATGTTCCAGGAAAAGTGCCTGTGCGAGGCGGTCCGGCCGCTGGCCTACCCGCTCAACCTGGCGCTGGGCAGCAGCCAGAAGTTCAACTTCAGCAGCGCCCGCCTCGACCACATCAACTACCGCTCGGGGCTCACCGTCGAGCGCGGCGAGTGCGAACGGGTGGTGCTGAACAAGGTCTGGCGGGCGTGGTGGGAGGAGGCCGTCCGGGAGGGCGCCGTCCGCCCGTGGAACGGCATGCGGCCGCCGCCGATCGTGTGGCACTGGCCGGGGTTCGAGCCGCTGGACCCGGTGGCCGACGCCAACGCGGACAGCATCCGCATCGCGGCCGGGATGCTCACCTGGCAGGACTTCTGGGCGAAGCGCG